CAATAATACTCTGTATAATTAATAATTCAAGCCTAGGGTATCTCCCGAACGCGAACAAAGCCATACGTTCGCGCATGGCTCGATTCAAACATCAAACTTAACGTCTATACTTCGCTTGCAGTAAGGATTGTCGTTTAGCATCACTAGCCGCTATCATATCCTCAATGCTTGGTTGCTTATCGCTCTTGTGCGTGGTCATGCTCGAATCATCGCGCGTGCGAGCTATGGGTCGTGGCGCACTTGATACGGCACGGTTTTTCTTCATGCGTTCTTCAAGCCTTCCCATTTCTAAAACTTGCGCGTAAGGGTCAGTCAAGTTTGCAATCCGTTGTAGTTCTGGGGCGTGGCGCTTAGATGCTGCGTAAAGAAAGGCTGCGGGATCTGTCATGCTACGTGTTGCTACGGTCATTGCGTCAGTGATAGGTTGTGCGCCAACTACGTCACGAAAGTCACGAAACTTACTCATGCCGTTATGGAATTTCTCTTCAAACACGGCTTGCGCTTGTTGTTCACGCTCTTGCTGTTGTACGCCTTCACGCTTGCTTGTCATCTTGGTGACAGTTTGCTCAACGAAAGACTCAAGCTGTGTTTGCCATGATTGTTCCGACTCTGGGTTATATTCAAACTCAGGTTTAGTTGCTTGTTGCTGCTGTTGCACTGGCTGCTTGTCTAATCGCGATAGTCGTTCACGCACTGCCTTGTTAATGCGCTCGTTAACTTCATCTTCAGTGTATGACTTTGATTCTTGTTTAACCGTTTCGTTTCCGTAGTCATCAGTTTCTTGTTCCGGCTCTGGTGCTTCTGGCGCCTCTTCTGGCTCGTCATTGCCGTACGCATCAGGCTGCGTATCGGTTTCTTGTGTCTCAGGCTCTACATATTCAGCTTGCGGCAGGTGCGCGCTTGCTAGTACATCATCGATGCTGCTTGTTTCTGTTGCCATAAATCCCTCTCATTGTATGGTTTAATCTTTATGTATTGCGCCCATCAAGCCGTTTACTTCATTGATAATGTTGTCCGTCATTTTTGACAGAATATCACCAAGCGGCTTCAGCTCATCCGACTGCATTAAACTAAAGAGCTTGCTGGCATCATCTACCAGCAGGAGCCCGTTTTTAAGCACTACTAAATCTTTATCAATCATCTTTCTTCAATCCTTTTTCTACTAAATCAAACTTGTGGGTCAATATGCTCTGCAGGTTGTTCGCGTGAGCGATTGCCTCGTCACTCTGTGTGCGCTCAGTTTCAGACATGTACCTTAACTTCTGCTCTTCCAGCTGCCCTGCGACTTCAAGTTTTTCTGTTTCAAGTTTGGCTATTGCTAACTGATAATCCATTTGCTGCTGTTGTATTTTCAATTGCAATTCTTGTTCTTTCAGTTCCATTTCTTTTTGTTGTAATTGCATTTGCTGTTGTTGCATTTGCATCTGTTGTTGCATGGCCTGTTCTTGAGGTGATGGTTGTCCGTTTTGCTCCACAGGTTTACCGGTCTTACCCGCTTCAATGATGCCGGGTGGAACCATGGTTTTAAACCGGTTCTTAAGCTCGATGGTATTGGTAAGCGGTAGGTTTTCGGCGTACAAGTCAGCGACTAGCGGGAATGATTCGGGGTTTGCGGACAGCACTTGTTGCAATGATTCGAGGGCTTGTTGTTTTTGGCCTTCAAATGATGGACCCGGCATTAATCGAACTTGGAACGTACCTTTTCGGATATCGTTTTCAATACGCTCGCCGTACTCGTCCATTTCTTTGTTGACTGTGATATTTTTCATGCCTTCGTCTGGTGTCATGAGTGCTAGAACGCGCTCGGCATCATAAACAACGGGTATCATCTCGTTAACAATCTCACCACCCACACAGATTGCGCGGTTGATTGAGTTGAACGCTGCATAGGTTGAGTAAGAGCCTTGTCGAGTTCTTGCGTCGATAGCAGCACCCGATACTTCGTTTCCTTGATCACCCATTCGGGTAGGATATAATCCTGTCGATGTATAAAGATCATCTGTTGCTCTTTGGTACTGCGTTAAAAGTGATTGCGACAATTCCGGTGGCTGTATTTGCTGAGGCTTGTCACCGTTGGGCGACTCATCATACGTTAGCATCCCTTGCATAGATAAAGGATCACGCCATTGTTGCGCTGTGTCGTTGCTGCTTACGTTCTTTTTGCTACCTATCCATTGGTCGTAACGAGATACCTTCAACACATAAGCCGATTGAGTGCCTAAATAGTTGATATAGCGTTGCGCATCTCGGGCATCAATTAGAAACGGCCTACATATTTGACGTCCATTCTTTTCGTAGTAACTGCTTTGGTCAACAAACACAAGCGGTAATTGCGTGGCCGGGAACTCAGTTTCATCCAGCACGTACTCGCCCGCAATCTTGTAATGCTTCACGTAATACGTTTTATTCGGCCGCTTGTCTTCAATGCGTACCGGTTCGTCACCGTCGTATAGTGTTTGACGTTCTTGCTCTGGTTCCTCTTGCGCATCAGACGGCGGTGTTAGCATTGGCGCGAAAGGTTCTGGCTGACCTTGGCCAGGCATTTCTTGGCCTTCGCCTTCGGGTTGCTGTTGCTCTCCACCTTGTTGTTGCATCTGTTGCTGTTCTTGCTGTTGCATCTGTTGCATCTGTTGCTGTTCTTGCTGTTCTTGCATGTTCTGTATATGCGTTGCTGACGACTCTACCATCAAGTCTAATTCTGCTTGATTTAGTATGCGACCATTTGACATCTTATAAAGCGTGTCTGGTCGTGACTTGCGCACGTAATGGTCTTGGATTGTAACGCTCTCATTATCAGCCCAATTGAATGTTCCACCGCTAGCTGTTGGATCACTGACTAAAGCAACCTCCTGCTTGTTAGCGAATATCTTTTCATCGACAAGAATCTTGCTCTCTATGTTTTCGCCATACATTTGCTTGAACTTTTTGCGCGACATCCGGCTCAAATAACCGCAGTACATGCCGTCGGTCTTGTTGATGGTTTCGGCTGATGAATCCCAGTAGCAACGCGTAGCATCTTTAAAGTATTTGTATGTGATATCTTGGTCGAAAGACTTGCTATAACTGTAATCTGTGCCAATACAAAACGCACCGAAGCCGCCAATAAACGCTTGGCTTGCAGCCACTTGATAAGCAGTCTTTGCTCCACTTGAAAACATCAAATCTTTAACGACCAACTCACGTATTTCAGCCGTTTCATCGTCACAGTTTTCCATCGGAACAACTTGCAGCTGGGGTGTATTTTGTTGTTGTTCGCCCAGCAGATTGTTAATCATAGTAGCAAGCTTATTGAATTGCAGCGGCACTTTCTTGAACGTATTCAGCATATCTTCTTCGTCATCTGTCCACTGACGACCTAGGACAAAGTCATGGAATTCGTGATATTGATTGATGTTTGATTGCCATGTCTGACGCCATTGCTCAGCATTGATTCGGGCTTCTCTTGTGATTTTCTCAGCTTTTTTGACCATCGCGGGCTATCCTTGTGATTTTTATCCTTTATTGTGCCACAAATTTAGGTGAACATCTTGTTACTGTGCTCGGGCATACGATTGGGTTTATAGCCACCATCCGATACGTAGCTGCCGTCAATAAATGTTAACATTAATGAATCTGCGCAATCGACAGACAGCATGCCGCGTTTCTTTGCTTCTTCTTTTGATTCTATTTGCAATCTATCGCTTGAGTCGTATTTGTATCCTAAAGCTGTCAAATCGGTTTGTAGTTCATCACTGTCCGGTATTTGAACTGGTATTTCTTGTGTTAGCCATTCGCGCATATTATCCCATAGTTCAGCGCGAAGGTTTTTGTATTTGTCTGGATCGGTTGCGCGTCTTGCTACGTTCACCCCTTCAACCACGTCATATCCAAGCTCACGCAGTCGGTCAACCACTCCCGCCCCTATACCAATGCAATCAATGCAGACTTTGACAGGTTTTTCTTTGTCTATGATACGTCTTATTATCCCTGCTAAATCCATCAGGTCTAAATTGTAGTGGGTTTCTAGGTTGTATGCGATTCGGCCTTTGCGTCTAATGATTGCGGTTCTGTCGCCGCCTTTACGTGCCGGATCAATACCGATGACTAAAGCTGCTGTGCTATCGACACGATTCTTGCGTGCTCGTTCAACATGTTCCATATGAATAAATGGATCTGATATAGATGACAAAAAAGCTTCGTCATCTGTGAATGGATATTCTTGCTTAAACTTCCTGCATTTCTGCTCGTAGTCACCCTTAAAATCTTCAAGCTTGATACGACGCCAATTTAAATGACCTTCTTTTAATCCATTATCAGCAAACTTATCTAGCCATTCCTGTTCTTCAGAGTCAGCCGCAAACGATGCAGACTCAATACAATACTCGTCCTGCCAGTACCACGGAACGAATATCGCCTGATATCTTGACGCGCCATTTTTAGCTGCTTGCCATTCAGCATAAAACTCATTATCAACGCCGTTTGCCGTGCTCTCTTTGATTATCTCAGTACCCGGAAGCTCGGCAACAGTCTGCATAAGACCTAAAGATATACCTTCTGCGTTCTTATAAAAAGCGTATTCAGATAAATGCAAATACTGATTAGTCATCGACCTGCCAATATTTTCATTACCAGCAGTTCCAACCCTGTAACCAGAGCCAAGCCCCGTATACATCAATTGATTTTCGTTCTTCTTGTCCGGCATCGGGAATATTTCAGGAGGCACATGCTCGCTATAGCGTTTTGTCATGCTAAACAGAGCCATGGTTGCGTCTGACAAATGCGTTAAGATGAAGGCTTTTTTACCGCGACCAGTGATTATCTTTCGAAAATATCGAGCTTGTACGTACGTGCTGACGCCCTGTTGGCGTCCTTTTAAGCATAATGCTCTAACCATGCCCGTTGCGGCTAGTTGCGCTTCAAGTCGATCATGGATATATAACTGGGCACGATTGAAGTTAAACTTTGATTCCGCGCCCAGTTTATCGTGTATCACTAAAAAGTTTTTGGCAAAAAGAGGCAGTGACTTTAATACTTTAATCAGTCTGTCACTCAATGAGCTTCTCTATAAGCTTTTCGATAAGTGAGTCTGATACAGACTTCTCTTCTTTTACTTCTGCGTAGTCTTCGCGGAAACGGTTCTTCATTGTGAAAATCCAGGGCGAAGCACCAAAGTTTTTTATATCACCCGCGATTCCACTCTGCCCCATATCTTCCCAAAGTACTTGCGCTGCTTGCTTGCCGCGATTGACAGCAGAATCAAACTCAGGGTTTGCCGCCATCCAAGCGTAAAGCGTTGGTCGACATATTCCAAAAGCTACACAAACCGCAGCTAAACTTTTGCCTTGCGCTAAAATCTCAATCGCCTGATTGCAATACTCAGACTTGTATAGCCACATAGCCATATTCGATCCGCCTTTTTAGTGTAAGTACTACGGTCCAGTTTGAGTGTTTCTATGCGCGCCGTTCAATCCGCCGCCAGTAGCTTCTGTCGCTGCTTTATCGCCATAATTCGGTTGTGCTTTATACTGAGCATCAACAGCTTTAGCGTAGCCAGATTTAATCTGATATTGACTTGATCCCATATCGCTTGAAGCATCTGTAGTAACTTTGTCCATGATAAATCCTAGAATTAGGTTGTAATCATATGATAGCACACTCATACATAGAGTAAAACTACCCACAAAATCTGTGGATAAGTCTGTGGAAAGCTATACGCATCGCGGAATGTAGCAAAAACAAAGTGAACAAATAAAATATCTTTGCATTAACACTTGTAATGCATTACAACTCTTGCTATACTGCTCACACATTAACGCAACAACTAGGAAACGAAAATGACAATAGCAGAAACAAAAATACAAGAATTAAAAGACATGAAAACAAAAATGGTTATTAAATGCATTTTACATTTATCAAAAGATGCTAATACGGTCGATGAAACAGAAGATGATACGCACGTTGACACTTTTACTTTTATCTATGACGATGATTCTGAAGCTAAAATCGATATGGACGGCGACTTATACGATGAGCAGAATTATGAAGATGCTTACAACATTTTTCAGCAATAATTTGCGTTAAGTTTGTATAAGCGAGGATTAAATAATGAGTAGAGAGAATGAGACTTACGGCGATGAAGACTACGACCGATTGGAAGTAGATATGGATTTATACGATGAAGCGATTGAAGAAACTTGGCATGCAGGAGAGGAAGAATGATAACAACACAACAAGCTGACGAAATCCAAGAGCTATGCAAGGAAAAATGCGCCCTACATGATGTGGGCTATATATCCATGTCAGCATCAATCGGATGCCCACACGAGGATGATCCTTTTGAGTTATATGTACAAAAAAACAAAAAATGTAAGTTCGGGGTGTTCAGATTCAAAACTATCGAGGAGGTAATCACATGCTTGAGGGAGTTATAATCGTTATTGAAGCGGTACTGATGCTAGCGTTTACGTTTGGTGTTATTGCATTGTTTTATGTTTGTAGTTAATGGAGTATTAAAAATGGAAACAAAATTGAAAGAAATAATCAGACAATATTTGAGTAATGAAAAGCTCGTTGAAGAACTAACGAAAACGATACTTGAAATTGCAGTACCTCGTGATGTTTTTGCAGC